TAGAGCTGACCGAGAACATCGGGCTTACGACGCACGCGAACGCGACGCCGCTCTTCACGAGCCTGCGCCAAGCCGAGGAGGATGGCTTCATCCCGAAGGGGCTCAAGACGCTAGGCGCGGTCGCCGAGGCGCTCGGCGAGGCGGTTGCGAAGACGCCATCGCTAAAGCGCACCCTCGCTGAGGTGCGCGCGCTCGCTGGGCTGATCGGCCACCGCGCCGGCATCCAGCCTGCGGGCAAACAGGTGGTGTTGGGCGCCCCGCGCATCAGCCGCGTGGCGCCTGCGCAGATCAAGCGCGACGCGCCCGGCATCGTGGACAAGGTGCAAGCCTTCTGGGCAGAGCTCTCGGATCGCTCGCTGGTGCTGGCCGACAAGCGCCGCGGTTACGTCATCTCGTGGTGGACCAACCGCGGCAAGTTCGACGCTGCTGCGCGCGTGGTCTACGTGGACTGGATCGAGCGCGCCGGCACGCTGCATGACGACGGGCACGGAACCTTGGTGCACGAGATGGGGCACGGGGTCGAGCACCACAACGAGCGCGGCCGACTCAACGCCGAGCAGTTTCTCGAACGCCGCACGATAGGTGAGTTCGGGCGCAGCCTGCGAAAGCTGATGCCCAGGCATGGTTTCCGGGCTGACGAAGTCACCAAAGAAGACCGTTTCTACAATCCTTACATGGGGAAGCAGTACATCGACCGCGGGGGCCGGCGGTTTGCGACCGAGGTTACATCGATGGCGCTCCAAGAGATGCACCAGGACACCGCGAATTTGGTAGATAAGGACGAGGAATCGTTCTGGTTCGCCCTAGGGCAGTTGGCAGGAGAGTCGGCGAAATGAAGTGGGAGCTCAGCGACGGCACGGAGGTGTTTCTCGGAGGCAGGGTGCGCGGTACGTCGCCCGCCGCCGAGTACCTTCGCGCCGACGTGCTCGCCGTGAAGGGCGGTTCCCGAGTGCCCGTCCAGGTTGAGACTCCTCCCGCTAAAGCGCGAAGGCTCGACATCGATGACGCGCAGCTCGTCGACGAGTGGGTGCGCGCGAGCGCTCTCCGCTTCGACTTGGACGTGACGAGCGCGCCCGAGCTCGAGCCGATCGAGCGCTTCAACCCGCCCGACCCGGACGACGGCACGACGTACCCCATCAACTGAATGCACGTCCGCCACTGCCTCTGCATCGACTGCGTTCGCATCGCGACCGCGGACGACGAGGATGCGCGCGTGTGCCTGAATGCCGCGCGAGCGGCTGTCGCTGAAAAGCCGGCGGTGATCGTGAGGCTCTCCGAGGGCCTCGTGCGCCGGCGCGCGGCTGCCTAAATGTTCAACCATGAAGCGGTGGTGCCCAACAGCAGGGCCTGACCACGGTGGTCTGCAGCCATCCGTGGGGCTGTGACACCGGGGGAGAGACCCCGGAGCTTTTCACGAAGGAGACGATCAATGTCGGTACGCGCGAAGTTCAAGGTCAACGCCAACGAGGTGACGGGCGACTTGGCCTCGGTCCAGTTGCTCCCGGTCTACGAGGGCTCGGACGAGAACAAGGAGTTCTTCGGGGCCACGCCGGGCGGCGAGATTCTCCTCACGATCGTGAACGCGGCCGCCTCCGACCAGTTCGTCGTCGGTGGCGAGATGTACGTCGACTTCACGCCGGCGGACTGAGGTGGTCACGGTGCTCTGCCTGACGGCGCTGCTCGTGTGTTGCACGCCCTCAGGCAGAGCTCGACACGCGCCCGGGACCGTCGAGGGCAGGCGCCCCACAACACCGCGCCCAAACGCGCGCTGATCGAGCCCGACACGGGCCCGAGTAGGAGAGACATGTCCGCCACGAAATGGGCGTTCGCGCTACGCGGGGACGGCACCGAGGCGCTCGAGATCGACATCTACGACGTGATCGGCGAGAGCTGGTGGCGCGAGGATGCGGTCTCGGCGAAGTCGGTGCGCTCGAAGCTCAAGGCGAACCCGGACGCGATGCTGATCAAGCTGCGGGTGAACAGCCGCGGCGGCGACGTGATCGACGGCTTCGCCATTTACAACCTGCTCAACGAGCACCCGGCGCGCGTCGAAGCCGACGTCGACGCACTCGCGGCCAGCATGGCGAGCGTCGTCATCATGGCGGCGGACGAGATCCGGATCGCCTCGAACGGGTTCGTGATGATCCACAACCCGTGGGCGATCTCGCTCGGCGAGGCCGAGGACCTTCGGGCCACCGCCGACCTGCTCGACAAGATGATGGAGCAGATCGCGGAGGTGTACGTCGCGCGCACGGGCATGGACCGCGGTCGCGTGCTCGAGATGATGGCGGCGGAGACGTGGCTGAGCCCGAACGAGGCCAAGCAGCACGGCTTCGTCGACAAGGTGACCGCGAAGCAGGCGGCGCCCAAGAAGGAGACCGCGCGCGCGCTCGCCGGCCTCGACCTATCGGACCTGCTGCATGTGCCGAAGGGCCTGCTGGCGGCGGTCGCGCAAGCGCGGACAGAAGTGTCGAACCCGGCGAGGCGCCGGGTTGCGATCAATGTCGCCCAGCAAGGCGACGACGATGATGACGATGACGAGAAGGAGACGAAAATGGCAGAGGAAGCGAAGAACGTGCTGGCAGCCCTGGGCGTCGCGAGCGTAGCCGAGGCTGCAGCCCGGCTCGCTCTGCTCACTCGCATCGAGGCCGTGACCGGAAAGACTGGCGACGAGGCACTCGGCGTCCTTACCGCCATGTCCGAGTCGCACAAGCAGTTGCCCGCGCTGCAGGCCGAGCTCGGCGAGCTCAAGAAGGAGAACAGCGCCCGCAAGCTGGACGCGCTGATCACACAGGGCAAGGCGGAGAAGAAGATCACGCCCGCGATCGAGAAGTCGCTGCGCGACCAGGTGGCTTCGGGTGACCTCTCGCTCAAGGGCGCCGAGGCCATGCTCGCCACGCTCGCGCCCATCGCCGCGCTCGGCGACGCGCACAAGGAGAAGCAGCGCGATCCCGCCAATGCCGGCGCCGTGCCCGCGCCCACCTGGAACGGCAAGACCTACGCCGAGCTCACCGGTACCGAGCGGGCGCAGCTCAGCAAGGAGCAGCCGGATCTCTATGCGGAGATGCGGAAGACGTACAACCCGAGCCAGCGCCGGACCGTGAGCCAGCAAGGAGCAGGTAAGTAATCATGGGAACGACACTCTCTACCGATCTCGTTGTTCCGGAGATCTTGGCCGAAGCGATTCAGGCCGAGTTCGCGGGCATGAACTTGCTCCTCGGGAGCGGCGCCGCCGTGATCAGCAACACGCTGCCCGGCACCGTCAAGGGGGGCAAGGAGGTAACCGTCCCCTACTTCGAAGCGCTCGGCGAGATGGAGGACGTGCCCGAGGGCGACGCTCTCACGCCGGCGACGCTGACGATGACCGACGAAAAGGCGGTCGTGCAGCACTCGGGCAAGGCCGTCGAGCTCACCTACTGGGCGCAGCTGGCCGCGGAGTACGCGGACCCCTACGCGGAGGTCGCGCGACAGTTCCGCGTGCTCACCGAGCGCCGCGTCGACAAGGCGCTCATGGACGCCGCCATGGCGTCGCTGCCGCTGGAGTACACCCTCGACGTCTACAACTCCGGCACGCCGAAGACGCTCGGCTATGACGTGATCGTCGACGCGCGCACGAAGTGGGGCGACGAGCAGGAGGGCATCGTCCTCTTGGGCGTGCACTCGAAGGTGTACGGCGACCTCTTGAAGGAAAAGGGCGTCGACAATCAGCCGCTGCTGTCGTTCGCGAGCGACGCACAGATCGCTCGCGCGGCGGGAATCGCCGTCAAGGTCAGCGACAAGAACGCGAAGAGCGGCGACACGCCGCCGAAGTACACGTCGATGATCGTGAAGCGCGCCGCGCTCGCGTTCTGGTACCAGGGTGTCCCGCGTGTGCGCGTCGGCTTCGACCCGCTCGCCGACACGGACGTGATCGCCATCCACATGTACTGGGCGGCGCATCGCTACAAGCGCGTCAGCGGCGGCACCAAGCCCGGCGTCATCAAGATCATCACCAACTGAGCCCCGAGGCCCGAGGAGAGCAAGACCAATGACTGCTTCACATCCATACAGCCCCTATGGGCATCCGCAGGGCCAGCAGCAGGCGGACGGCTCGTGGGTGCGGAACCTGCCCGAGCGCTTCGCACTCAAGCTGGCGATCGCCTTCGGCACGCTCGACGCGGCGGTGCTCTACACCGCGGCCAAGCGCATGCTCCTCGAGCGCCTCTTCTGGGAGGTCACCGCCAACTTCGCCGGCGGCACGGCGAGCGCGGTCGGCGTGAGCTCGAGCGGCACCGGCTACACCGCCAAGGGCGCCTTGCTCGGCGGCGCCGCCGGCGACGTGGCGGCCACGCTCGTCCCGGGCATCGCCGGCGGGACGCTCGGCACCAAGTTCGGAACGAACGGCATCGTCCTGCTGGAGCCCGGAGCGACCATTCGGTTCGACCGCATCGCTTCAGCCTTCACCGGCGGCGCGGGCTTCGTGCACGTGATCGGCCAGGTCATCGAGTGATGATGACTGCCGCTCCTGCACCCATCTTCCGTCGCCCTGGCGCAGCGGCGCGGCGCGCGGCCGCGCGCGAGCAGTGCGCGCGCTATGACGCATCGTTCGCCGAGGAGGACCTCGCGAAGGCGCGGGCCGCCGAGGCGAAGTCGCGCGCAGCGCAGGCCGAGGACAAGGCCGCGACGGGCGAGCCCGAGGCGGCCAGCACCAAGGCTTCCCAGGCCAAGAAGCGCTGAGCCGATCCTCATGGCGCAGGTCAAGCGTCCGCGGCGCTACTACCACGGCCAGCGCGCCGCAGCGGCCGAGCTCGAGCAATGGGACCTGGCCGGGGCCTGGCGCTGGAAGCAGGAGAACGAGCCGGGCGTCGCGCTGCCGGCCGAGTTCCCCTACATCGTGAGGCTCTCCGAGAGTGGCTACACGGCGCACGAGGACCTCGACGGCGCCGATGCTGCCGAGCTCGGCCGCGCAGGCTTCAGCCCGCGCGAAGCGCAATCCATCTTGGCGGCGCTCGCAGAGCTACCGCCCTTGTAGGGACGCATGGCACAACCGCTCGCGATCAGCCTGCTGCCAGCGACGGCGATCATCGCCCCCGGAAGCGGCGCGGAAATGGACATGGGCGCAGTGCGCGGCGCGCTGCTCCTCGATCTTCGCGTCACCACCTTCACGCCGATCAGCGACGACCCCGTGCCGTTGGTGGCGGTCACGCTCGAGACGCGCGCCGACGCCGCGGCTCCGTGGCGCGCGGCCGACGTCCTCGAGGCCGGCGCGGCGGGCACCTTCGAGCTCGCCGCCGGCGGGCTTGAGCGCTTCGTGCGCGTGAGCTGGACGCTCACGAACATGACGACGGCCACCATCGACGTGACGGGCGTCGCCCACGTCACCTACTGCGACCCGTCGGACATCACCGACATCGCGGTGCCGGAACACTCGATCGAAGAGATCCCCGCCTCGAAGCGCGCGAAGGCATGCATCACCGCGACGGACGTCGCCGATGGCTTCGTCGGCGCGGCGTACACGCTCCCGCTGACAGCGTGGGGCGAGGACCTCCGCCAGCAGTGCGCCTACCTCGCGGCGGCGCAACTGTTCTCGGGGCGCGGCTTCGACAGCCAGGGCCCCGACAAGAACGTGGACGACAACCGCGACTCGGCGCTCAAGTGGCTCGATCGGCTCGCGAACGGCCGCCTCAGCCCGCCGGGCATGATCGACAGCACGCCTGAAGAGTTCGACGGCGGAAGCTTCGTCGTGTCGGCCAGGCCCCTGCGGGGCTGGTGAATGACCCGCCTCGAGGAGTTTGCGACCGACGTTCACGCGGTGCTCGGTGACGACACCGTGAAGCCCTACTTCGATGCCACCGCCCTGCAGGAGCACAAGCAGCAGCGCCGCATCGTGTGGGTCACGCCGGGCGGAACGACCGAGGCCCCGAGGCAGGGAGGCGGACGCCCGCCCGTGGACGGCACGCAGTTCCGGATCCAAGCGTGCCGTATGCGCGTCGAGAACGTCGACGCGCATGTGTACGCCGAGAACCGCGAGACCACGGAGGTCCTGCTCGACAATCTGATCGCCGCCGTGTGCCTCACGCTCGCCGTCGTCGAGATCCCCACCTACACGTGGGAGACCGAGGAGATCGGCAACGCGGGCCGGACGCTGCGCATCGCGCACTGCATCTTGCGCATCTACCTGCGCCTGCCGGTGCCCGACCAGATCAGGCCGCTCTTGCCGATCACCGGCATCGAGGACGAGTGCGGCACGCTCCTGCCTGACGGGAGCATCAAGCCCCAGGGATGAGGTGGTCGTGTACCAACTGAAGCTGGCCGGCGAGTTCGAGGAGCTCGATCGCTTCCTCGACAAGATGAAGAGCGTCCCGGACTCGATGCGCATCGTGTCGGTGAACCTTGCCGAGGAGACCATCGAGCTCATCCGCGAGGGCTTCGCGACGAGCACCGACCCATACGGGAAAAGCTGGCCAGGGCTCAAGATCCGCAACGGGCAACCGCTGCGCGACACGGGCGGGCTGCAGTCGTCCTGGCATCGGAGCCATGTGACGGCCGACCGCTTCACGGTGGCAGCGAGCAAGGACTACGCGATCTATCACCAGCGCGGCACCGGCATCTACGGGCCGAAGCGGCGGCGCATCAAGCCCGTGACCGCGCGCGCGCTGCGCTTCCCAGGCCCCAGTGGCTACATCTTCGCGAGCTCGGTCGCTGGCGTACCGCGCCGGCGGATGGTGCCGGAGCGCGGAAGGCTGCCAAGTCGATGGCGCGAG